TTCTGAATCGTTGTTAGAATCGTCAGTTGCTATTATTTCCCAATGGACATTATAAACAACATCGCTTTTACTGTTATGTGTTGGATAAGTGTCAACAGTTGATACGTCCCATTTGTAGTTAATCGCCATTTTCTAACACCTCAATTTTTTGCTCTAATAATTTAATCTGTTCTTGTTGTTGTTGTATAGATTTTACTAATGCTGGAATAAGCCCGCCTTGTGCAAATGATTTTGCATCAGGTAATTCATCATGCTTCCAACCACCAATAAATTCTTCAAAACCAGCTTCTTCTGCTTCTTGAGCAATAAAACCAGATACATTTTTTTTATCTGTGCCTTCGCCTTTTTTCCAATCAAATTTTCTAGGTTTTAATTTTAAAATATCTTCTAAACCTTTATCTAAATCTCTGATATTTTCTTTTAGTCTTCCATCTGAAATTGCAGAAATATTAGTATTAGTAGCATTAACTGTTCCATTGTAGCCTACAAAAAATCTGTAAACAGAACCATTGTGCATAGAAAAACCCTCACCAGAATCACTAGCACCGACTAAATAACAGCGAGCATTCCCATCATCTTTTAATTTGACCCCAGAACCAGAATCTTGTGCTGCACTTGAAGTTCCTAAAAGTAAACCATCTGATGTTACTCTGAATCTTTCTGCATTATTTTGTAAAAATAAAACTGGCACATCTGTCGATGCTCCAAATTGCATTGATGCCGCATCTGATAAAATAAACGCTTGCAAAACACCATCATTTGCAAAGTCAATGATACCACCACTAGAACCATTAATTGCAAGCTGACCAAAATTTGTGCCACCACCTGAAAGGTTATATGCAGCACCATTTATACAAACTTGTTGATTTTCATTAATACCGATAGCTATTGTAGTACCTACAGCACTTCCTTTACCAATAATTAAATCATCGGCTGAATCATCCAATCCTATGTAATAGTCTTGTGCATTACCATCAAAAACAATCTTAGTATCTTCTGCACCTGCGTCACCAATTGTTAGAGTAGGTGTTGTGCCTTTAAGTGTCATAGCACTATTAGTTAGTGTAAGCACCTCAGTCCCCGCTATGTCCATTCTAATGGTGTCCTCGTCCGAACTTTCTTCTACTTGTATCTTAGTATCGCCATCAGCATCTTCAAAAGTTGCAATAGCTACGTTGTTGAAAGTTATACATTCAACTGCTGTTCCTGATGGTGGTGCTGTACTAAAAGTTAGTGTGCTGCCTGAGATTGAATAAGTGTCTTTATGTTGCACAACACCATCAATAGTTACGAATGTTTGATTTTCAGATGAAGGAGTTGTACTCAACGCTAGAGTAGTATCTGAACCATCACCAGTCATAGTGTCTATAGTTGGAGCTGTACCAACAATACCGCCCTCTAATTGAAAGACCTCTATAACCCTTGAAGCAAGCGGAGCAGTTGCAAATGTTAGCGTTGTACCTGATACAGAGTAAACATTATCAGCTTGATAAACACCATCTATAAATACAATAAGACCATCTTCATTGGTCATGCTTGTAGACAATGTAAAGGCTGTAGTTGAATCATCACCTGCAAAAGTATTCTTAGCAAAAGTAGAAGAACTACCACCAGAACCAGATGCACTAGAAGCTATCGTGATTGAGTCAGCACTAGCATCTGTAGTCAAAGTAATGTTGCTACCAGCAACCAAAGTAAGTGTATCTGTCGTTGCATCTGCAACTACGTCAGATTGTCCTGATACTGAAATCGTTGAAAATAAGTTTTGTGAGCCACCGCTTGCAGAACTAGCAAATGTAATTTCATCGCCACTAGCATTTGTGGTGATCGTCATGTTTGAGCCAGCCACCAAAGTAAGTGTGTCTGCTGCTGCATCTGCGACTACATCGCTTTGACCAGATACAGATATTGTTTTAAATGCTTCACTTACTGAGCCGCCACCTGTAACGCTAAAGTCTAACGTACCGTCAGAATCTTCGTAGGTGACAGTTATATTGCTTTCTGTGTTACTTGAAACCATAGCACCTACGGTATCTTGAATAACTTCTGTGAGGTCTATATTTCCAGTACCGTCAAAAGATACACCATGAATAGTTCTTGCAGTAGCTAACGCTGTAGCTGTAGCTGCATTACCTGTAATGTCACCAGATGTTAAAGCTATCGTACCTGCTGATGCAGGTAAAACTACAGTTGGATTACCGCCAAAGCTTGCATGTGCAGGTGCTTGTAATCTTAAATAATGTGCATTTGATGATTCACAATAAAAGTCTATATAAGATTGAGTACCACCGTTTTTAATTTTTATTGCACCTTGTTCTATGACAACACCGTTTGTAGACCCACCGCCAACACCTAGAGAAGTTGTAATCTCTGTAGCTGCTGGCAAGCCTATTGTTATTGTTCCTGAACTTTCTGCTACTTCTACTTCGTTAGAAGTGCCTGAGAATGTAATAGTTCCGCCAAGTGCTGTTGCCGTTGTATTGCTGCCATCACTAACTGTAATTGATGAGTTAGCTAATTTAGAGTTAGCTATAGATCCAGCTAACATTGAGTTTTCTACAGATGTAGCTGCTATAGTCGCTGTCAGCGTACCACTAGCTAAATTAGTAAGCGTGACGTTACCTGTAAGATCACCGCCTAGTGTGATGACAGGAGATTTATTAATGGTAACAGCAGATGCAATATCCCCACCGTCAATATTGAGGGAAACGCCTGTACCAGTACCACTAAAGATTGCATCTATAGTGTCTAAGTTAGCGTTTAACTTTTGTCCCCAGTTGGTAGAAACATCTAGCTCTGGTTTAGTTAACGATAAATTTGTTGTTGTAGTATCTGCCATTACGCTGAAGCCTGTTTATCTAATTCTGTATATGTAGCCGCAGAAACCGTTTGTTCCGCCCAGATTCCATCTGCTACAGTTTGTTCTGTAAAAGTTGTTCCAGCGACTATTTCTTCTTCCCATTTTAAACCACCAAGAGATACAAAACTACTTGTTCCTGTAATACCGCCTGCGCCTAAGAGAACTAATCGACCATCTGATACTATTGCTGATTGCGGTGTAGCGTTTGCAGCTCCAAGAATTACTAATTGTCCAGCAGATGCTAGGCTTGAAACAGCAGAAATATTTGACGCTCCAAGATCTATCTGTATAGCAGCCGCAACAATACTTGACGCACTTATTGTAGCTGCGTCGGTGTTAAGTATTCTTAATCCGCTTGCGGATGCGCCAGAAGCTAAAGAAACAGCGCTTGCGCCAAGATTAATTTTACGACCATCGGCAGTAACTAACGAAACGCCTGTTACAGCTACCGCACCAAAATCGTATTGAAGATTATTCCAATTAGACTTGTTGTAACGTCCAAAGTTATATGTTTGTTCGGACATTACTTTACGTCAGGGTTATATCTACGTCACCTGCGTTGAATCTAAAAACGTCACCAGAAGAAACTGTTTTATTAGCACTTAAGCTTGCGTATGCTAATAAATTACCACTCGTGCTGGCATCAAATATACCTACGGCTACAACTGTTCCGTAATCAGCAGTTGCAGTTGGATATTCTACCGCAGCAGAATTAGTTGCTAATGTGCCTGTTCCTGATACAGAAAAAGCCATTGATTGCCTGGCATACGCAGTACCAGATGTAGAAACTTCTGTACCACCCCCAGTATCAGATGGAGCGACAGTATATAAAGCAGCATACACAGTTGATGGTGAAGTGTACGCTGTGTTTGTAAAAACGTGCTTTAACAAAGCATCTTCTAAATAATCAGTAAATCCAGACATTTTTTCCTCTTATTAACTCATAAAGTATACATTTTTTTTAGCCTTACCATAAGTTCTTCTTCTTGGTAATAGTGAGCCTTTACTAAATTCTTTGCTCTCTTCTTGGAGTCTTATTTCCTCTAATGCTTTTTCAAACAAAGCGCTGAATCTAGCGGCCCTGTCATCTTCCATAAGAAACAATGATGCGTGTTTTAAAGCGCCATATAAATAAACGTCAGGATGATTATTAGATACAAAATTACTTGTATTGGAATCGCTAAGCGCTGCAATTTTTTCATAGTAAGTTAGTTGTAAAGTGTATGCTTTATCTGGTTTTGGAGAGAACTCCATTGTGTTATCCACTATTGCATAAAAAATTGGTTGGCCTGTTATGTTGTCGTTTGCTGCTCTATGTACGTCTAAAGACTCAATAGATTGTTGTAATACAGGCTTAAAATCATTTGAAGTAATTTCTACGTTTATAACTTCTAGCCAATCTGTGGGTAAAGATAAATATTGTAGTTCTGCCGTAGCTGTTGCTCTTTTAACCATGTCAGCAGCTCTTAATCTTCTATTTAACTCTGCTTCTGTTTGGTCAATAAAACCATCTAACTCAGAAGTTAAATCACTTCTGTTTAAATAACTAGCAATCCTTGTTTTTAATTCTGAGTACGTCATATTTTGCCTTTCCAAACTCTAAACATTTTATTGTCTGGATCGTTTAACCATTTTTTAAGATGCTTCTTATCTTTAGCAGATCCTTCACGCAACATCTGTTGATATATTACCATAGGTATCTCGGCTACATGCCTAAATTCTTTGCCAGGTTGCAATTCACTATAGTTTTTAACTGCATCTATAACAGGTTTTACGTCTTGTGTAGTGTGGTATATGTGTTTGTTGTCCTCAGTAACAAATTCGTTTTTGAGGCCTGTGGTGTGATCTATGATTGTGCGTATTGCCATG